TATGCAGATAGGCAAAAGCAGAATTACAGCTTTACCACTTGGAGATGGTGAAAAACTTCGTGGTTTCCGTTTTCAAAGAATTATTGTAGACGAACTTTTGCTTATGCCAGAAAAGGTTTTGAATGAAGTCATTATGCCTTTCTTGGCTGTTGTAGAAAACCCACAAGAAAGACAAAAAATTAGCGACGCAGAAGACGCTATGATTGCCGCTGGTAAAATGACAGAGGAAGAGCGTACAGAGTGGCCTTCTAATAAAATGATAGGTCTTTCGTCAGCATCTTACAAGTTTGAATATTTATATAAAATGTATCAGGCTTATGAAAATATGATCTTTAATCCTGGTGCTAAAAACCAAGGCAGAAGATGTATTATGCAGTTTAGCTATGATTGCGCTCCCAAAGCTTTATATGATGAAAATCTTATAAGCCAAGCAAGAGGTACTATGAGTCAATCTCAAATTGATCGAGAATTTAATGCTCAATTCACGGATGACAGCGCTGGTTATTTCAAGATAAGCAAGATGGCTGAATGTACTATTGAAGATGGGGAATCACCAGCGGTTGAGGTTGCAGGGGAAGCGGGCGCTGAATACATACTAGCATTTGACCCATCATGGTCCGAATCTGAAGCTTCTGATGATTTTGCTATGCAGGTTATTAAGTTAATACCAGAAGAAAAAAAAGGTGTTGTTGTGCATAGTTATGCTCTACCTGGCACAAACCTAAAAAAGCACATGACTTACTTTAAGTATATTATTGACCATTTTAACGTAATTATGGTTGTGGGTGACTACAATGGTGGTGTTCAATTTATGAACTCTTGCAACGAAAGTGATTTATTTAAGAAAGATAAACTAGAAATAGGTATGTTCGATGCTGGTTTAGATAACCCACATGATTATGTAAAAGATCTAAAAGAAGCGAGGAGGGGTTACAACGTCTCAAATAAAACTATCTGTTACTTACGGAAACCAACTTCTGTTTGGATTAGAAATGGTAACGAAATGTTGCAGACTGCTTTTGACAGAAAAAGACTTTATTTTGCAGCGACAGCTATGGATGACAATTATTCGATGCAGAGAGCTAAAAAAATACCAATAAAAGATTTAAAATTTTCTAAATACGAAGACGAAAAGAATGCTGGCGCAAAAATGATTGAATTTATAGAACACCAGAAAGACATAATTGATTTAACAAAGGCTGAATGTGCTTTGATTCAAGTTTCTAGTTCTAATGGTGGTACTCAAAGTTTTGATTTACCCAGCAACCTAAAAAGACAGAAGGGAGTGGATAGGCCAAGAAAGGATTCCTATTCCGCTCTGGTACTGGGCAACTGGGGAATGAATATTTATTATGACATGATGGATGTACCAGAAGAAAGTAATCAAGGCTTTACGCCTATGTTTATTTAAAAAAGTTAAAAAAGTAACTTTTAAATTGTGTAAAGTAACTTATAATACATTATGCCTAAAAGAAAATACACAAAAAAGTCCGAGTATTGGAATAATTTTAAAAGGGTTGCCCCAGAAGCTCAAAAACCTCAAGAAGTTATCGAACCTATGACAGCAGGCGCGGCATATCATGTTTCCCAGGGGTCGTACAGTCGATCTGGTTCTGTGAGTAACCTCTCATCGTCTTCCACAAGCACAAGAATAAATAGATCTTCTGTTACGGCCCCTATTAACAAGTTTAGTCAAATTAGAGCTGGAATGTTGCCTTATGAAATGGCTTCTGATGGGGTCAATGTAAGAGACGCTATCGAACTTTGCCAAAAGGCTTACGCTAATGTGCCTATTTTTAGAAATACTATAGACATGATGTCAGAGTTTGCTAATGCAGAACTTTATTTAGAGGGCGGCAATTCAACTTCTAGAAAATTTTTCGAAAAGCTTCTTGATAGGATTAAAATTTGGGATCTTAAAGATCAGTACTTTAGAGAGTATTATAGAAGTGGAAATATTTTCCTATACAGAGTAGACGGCAAATTCAGTATAGAAGATTATAAAAAGTTTTCCCAAACGGTTTCGGATGGACCTTCTTTGAATAAGTTTCCATTGAAATATGTTGTTTTAAATCCTTTTGAAATAGTAGCTAAACGTAGCACTGTATTTAACACAAAAGATGGAGGTTACGCAAAAATACTTTCTGAGTTCGACATAGAAAGATTAGCTAGTCCTAAAAACGATTATGATAAGGCTGTGTTTGACGCCTTGGACCCAGAAGTTAAAAAACAAATCAAGGACGGTGCTTATTTTAAAGACGGACTTCAAATAAATTTAAAAAACGAAAAAATGTCGTATAGTTTTTATAAAAAACAAGATTACGAGCCATTCGCTATCCCGTTCGGTTACCCAGTTCTTGAAGACATTAATGCGAAGATGGAAATGAAGAAGATGGACCAAGCTATCATGAGGACAGTTGAGAACGTAATTCTTATGATCACAATGGGAGCGGAGCCAGACAAAGGAGGTATTAATCCCAACAATGTAAAGGCTATGCAAACCCTTTTCCAAAACGAATCTGTTGGCCGTGTTCTAGTTTCTGACTACACGACAAAAGCAGATTTTGTTATTCCAGATATCAATAAAGTAGTCGGTCCTGGTAAGTATGAAGTTATTAACCAGGACATCAAAGACGGTCTACAGAATATAGCACTGAATGACGATAAGTATAATGGCGCTGAAATGAAGACTCGTGTCTTTTTGGATAGACTCAAGGAGGCTCGTGAGGCATTTATCCAAGACTTTTTGCAGCCAGAAATTCGCAGAATTGCTTTGGACTTGGGTTTTAGATCCTACCCGACTGTTAAGTTTAAAGATATTGATTTACGCGACGAAACTCAATTGATGAGAGTCGCTACAAGACTTATGGAGCTTGGTCTTATTACCGCAGAGCAAGGAATGGAACTTTTTCAAACTGGAAAATTCCCGTTGGCAGAAAACCTAGAAAAAGCTCAAGAAAAATTTGTAGAACAAAGAGAGAAGGGTTATTTCAACCCAATAGTTGGTGGAGTTCCTATGATTGACCCAGAAACTGGCGAAGAAGAACCAGAAAAAACCAACAAACCAACAAAAGGTATGTCTGGTCGCCCAGAAGGTTCTAAGGATCAATTTTCTAGAGAAAATATTCAAGGCACTATTTACGAAATAGAGGCATTGAATTCTATAGCTAAAGAAAAAATGCTAGAAAAACTAAACATAGAGTCTCTCGACGAAAACCAAGAAAAAATGATAAGCCAATTATGTGAATCTGTTATCTGCGCATCAGAAAAAGAAAATTGGACAGAAACCGTTACTTCTTGTGTAAACGATTTTAGTGAAATCGAAAAACTAGGCTCACTGGAAGGTGTTCTTAGTATTTCAGAAGCACACAGATTAGAGATTTACCCTTCAGCAATTTTACACCATTCAAAATGAAAAAAATTAAAAACCCACTCGTAGCGGATATAAAACGCTCTAACGGAGATATAGAAATCTCGATTGCTAAAAAATATAGCGAAAAAGAAGAAGCTATGTACAAATCATACATGAGTGTTTGTGCTATGGATGATAAAGCTCTGATTGATACGGCAGAAATGGGAGACAAAGAAACCTACGCAGCCTGCTCAATGCAGTACGACAAAATGAGAGCTATGATGAATGAAGTCGGTGAGGGTGGATTAACAGAAAAACAAAAACAACTCCCTGCAGCTTTACAAAAAGCAATTCTTGAAAAAATGAAAAAGGATGCATAAGTATACCACAACTTTCGAATTTGAGATTAAAGCCTGCGAAAATATAGCTGGCATCAATGTAAGCAAAGCTAATATTGAAAATTTAAGATCTTTAATACCCACTTCTGTAGATTTAGAAAAAAATATAGACTTAATGGGTGTGGCGTTTAATGCTGCTGTTGTGAACGAGTTTAATAAAAATGGAGACGGCATCGACACCAAAACCGCAATCGAATCTGTACAACAATTCATTCATAAGCCAACCAATATAGAACACAACAAGAAGAAAGTTGTGGGGCATATTGTCAATGCTGGATTCAGCGATTATTCAGATAGCACTGTTTTAATTAATGTAGACGAAAATGAAAAAGACCCATTTAATATTGCTCTTGGAGCAGTCGTTTACAAAACCGTTGATAGAGAGTTTTTTGATATGCTTGAAAATAGCACTAACCCAAAAAACAGCATGTACAATACAATTTCTGCAAGTTGGGAAATTGGGTTTAGTGAATACAGCATTGCTATCGGTAGTAAGAATTTAAAGGACGCCGAAATAATTTCCGATCCAGAAAAGGTAAGCGAAATGAAGGGCATGCTAAGAAGTTTCGGTGGTAAAGGAATGACTGAAGATGGTCGCCCAGTTTATCGCTTGATTACTGGTAATGTGTATCCACTTGGTATTGGTTTTACTATGAAGCCAGCCGCAAATGTAAAAGGTCTTATTAGCAACGAATATGAAAAAGACAATAATATGGAAGAGGACGAGGAAAGCGAAAAAGAAGAGTCTATGTCCAACTCCAATCAAAGACAGGCTAAGCATTTGCAAAAAATATCTGACAAAATTTCACAAAATTTAAAAAATACTGTAAACAATACTAAAATCATGGACTTAGAAACACTCTTATCAGAATTAAAGGACTCTCTCGCAGAAAAGAAATTTTCTGAAGAAGCAGTCGCTGGCATGACTTCGACTTTTGCCGAAGCCATTAAACAAAAAGATGACGAGTACCAAGCTTCCCTTGAGGCTGCGGAAAAAGAGAAGGCTGAAATCGCTGCTGCGAGAGAAGAGCTTCAAAATTCTGTAGAATCTATCAAAGAGGAACTTAAGGTAGCTCAAGAGCGCATTGACGGTTTTGAATCAGAGAAGAGAGCTGAAGAAGCTGTTGCTCGTTTCAACGCACGTATGGAAGAAATCGATTCTATTTACGATCTTGAAGAAAGTGATAGTTCTTTTATTGCTGAGAAGATTAAAGGTCTCGATGATACCGAAGAATCTTTCGCATCTTTCAAAGATGAACTCGCTGTTTTTTGGGCTTCTAAAAATAAAGAAGCTAAAGCGAAGATCGAAGATGAAATCAAAGCTCGTGTTGAAGCAGAAATTGAAAAGCGTCTTACTACAGCAGAAGCCTCTGAAATCACTGAAGAAGTGGTTGCTGAAGAAGTTGATGTTGAGCAAGCTCTTGAAAATGCAGAAGCTACTGACACTGTTCTCCCTAACAATAACGAAGCTCAAGCTTCAAAAACAACTTTAAAGGAAAAGTTTGCTGCTGCGTTTAGCCGCGACAATATCCTTCGATAAAAAATATTTAAACTAAAAAAATTATGGCATTAAGATTACTCCCATTCAGACAATATAACGAGCATGACGTAGTAAATATGTTTGCTCTTAACTCCGCTTCGGTTCTTGAGTCCACCACTGGTGATGGCGCAGGTTCCAATGGCGTTTTTGTTAAAGTAACAAACGGAAATCTCGACCAAGATACCATCACTTATGGTAGTGATTCTTATCTTGGTAAGACAGATTATCCTTTCGTTGGCGGCGACATGTACCCAACTAATCCCCTTGAAGTTAGCCCAGCTGCTTCTGGTGAATTCCCTCTGGGACTCACTTTGAATCAAACAGCTAAGACTGATGAAAATGGAGAAAAACTCATTTATAACACAACCAAGAAAGAGGAGCTTCAAGCTATTCTTCCTGGGCAAAGTGTTCCTGTTGCAACTAAAGGTGTATTTACCTTGAGCGCAAACTCTGTCGCAGCTGGCGCTGCAGCATTCACTATCGGTGGCGGCTTTGAAGTTGCTGGCGACGGAACAATCGGAGGAGTCGCTGCAGGATCTGCTTCTTCTCTCGGCCTGGTTCTCGGAACTGGTTCACGCGTCTCTCAAGGCGGACTCACTGATCAATTCGCTGGTGACTATGTAGTCGTCAAGCTGGGTTAATAAAAAAAAGAATTTAACAATATGAAAATTACTTTAAAAAACACTCCCGAACAAGTCGAACTCGTAAAAGCAATGGCTTCTCGCAATCGCGATGTAGCCTATGAAGCACAAACTGCTCTTGCCGAATTCATTGGCCCTGTTCTCGCAGAAGTTATCAACAATGCTCCAGCATTGTCTAACCTCTTCACCACTCTTCAGTATAATGCTGATGACAATCCTTCGATTCCATTGGATCTGTATTTCGATGTTTCTGACGAAGATTATGTTCAAGTATATAGTCAAAGCCGTGCTGGTGGCCTTCCTACTTCGGAAGTTCTCCCAACATCTGCTGAACTCAAGATCGCTACTTATAGCCTTGATTCCGCAGTAAGCTTTGATCGCCGTTATGCTGCTAAGAGCCGCATGGACGTTGTCGCTAAGACAATGACTCGTGTTGCTCAAGAGATTCTTCTCAAGCAAAACACAATCTCTGCTAACGTTATCATGAAAGCTCTTGCTGAAGCAAACACAAATACCCTTCCTCACGTTATCGCAGCTCAAACAGCAGATCGTTTCACCTTGGCTGACCTCAATGCTCTTTCGACTCGCTCGAAGAGAATTGTTACTTCCTTTGTTGGTGGTACTCCTGACGCTCGTCAAGGCCGTGGCATGACTGACATTATCGTTTCTCCTGAAATCGTTGAAGAGCTTCGTGCAATTGCTTACAATCCAATCAACACCAAGAACGCTGCTGGCACAACCGCAGCAGCAGGACAAGAAGTTCAAACTGCGAACGTTATTGCTGAAGAAGCATACCGTGCTGCTGGCGCTCCTGAGTTCTATGGCATCAATGTTATTGAGCTTAATGAGTTTGGTACTGGTCAGAAGTTCAATGCTATCTACGGCGCAGCCGCTGGTGGTGGTTTCAATCCTGCTTCGCAACAAATCGTTGTTGGTATCGACCGTAGCCGTGAGGCTCTTATCCGCCCTGTAGCTGTTGACAGCGAAAACGGTGGAGAGTTCAGCCTCATCGCTGACGATCAGTACAGCATCCGCCAAAACAAGATCGGTTACTTCGGTGGTCTTGAAGAAGGTCGTGTTGTTCTTGACAACCGCGCACTTGTTGGTGTGACTGTTTAATTCAGATTAAATACTTAAAACTAAGCCGTCCCATTTGGGGCGGCTTTTTTTTGTGTAAATAGCTCGTTTCTGATTTAATATATTCTTATGGAAGATCTATCAGAACAAATTAATGAAGAAGGACGGATGCATCATGAATTACTCGACGCTATCCCTGTAGACGAGCAAAAAACAAAAGAATACATGGAAAAAGTTAAAAAGCATATCGCTACCGCAGTTGAAAACGACGAACCTAGTAACGAACAAATGCAAAAAGACAGCGTTTTGGAGAGCTTGAAATATGCAGATGGCAAACAAAGGGATGAGATTGACCAAATCGAAGAAAAGGAAAAGCTTATGGGCGTTGATGTTATTTCTCCATTTGGGACTGGTAACCCTAAAGTTTTTAAAAGAAAACTAAAGTCAATGAGCCACGTACAAAAAGCCACCCTTGCAGAAAAAACAGCGACAAGGGTTTTTGCGGATCAGCAAACCCAGGATGAAGCCTTAATTAAAGCATTTCATGAATGGAGAGGTGGTAATTGGGGATCTATTGGTACGCATACAGATGTTAAGGCTAAGGTTCTAGCCTCTGACTCTATTGAAGATTTTGAAGAAAAAGTAAAAAGAAAAACCCTTTCAGAGCTTCAGGAAATGGCGATGAAATTGGGTTTTACTCCTAGTTTTGATAGAACAAGGTTAATCTCCGCATTAAGGCAGGAGTATTTAAAGCGTGGTTAATTTTTAGTGTAATATACTATATGAGCAATAAAAAACCAAAAAAATTCGACGATCTATCGTTTATTAACGGTAAGCAAGAATCTCTACAGAGAAAGCCTGCCACAGAAAAGAAAAAGGAGAAAAGGGTTAATAACACAAGCAATCAGGAAAAAAAGCGCGCTTTATCTGAAGCTTTCGAGGGCGCAGAAACATTAAAAGAGTTTCATAAACTATTAAAAAGGAAAACTTTGTCAGATCTTCAATCAACCGCAGCTCAATTAGGTTTTGAGCCGAGTTCTGATAAAAATAGATTATATTCAGTGCTTCTCAAAGAATATCATAAACAATCATCATGAGCCGAATAGAAGACTTAGCAACCTCCATATATGTCACTGAGTTTGATTCAACAGGCGTAACTATTGAAGCTGTTTCTGGTTGGCTCGATGCTAATTTGGGGCAATTAAATAATTTGTTATTTACGAATTTCTCTGGAGATAATGGTAATATATCTGGGTTTAACCTAGAAGAGCAGTCTATTTATAAGCAGATGTATCTTAATCATTATTATACCAAACAAACACGAAATGCTGTTCGTGGTATAGCTAATGACACAGATGGCAACATTCTTAGCGTCAGAGACGGCGATAACGCCATTACATTTGTTAATAAGAACGAAGTGTCCAAAGTATACAAGAGTCTCGCTCAGGATGCTCGTAGTGAGCTACAAGACTTAGTTACTAATTACAACGGATATCAATCTAGCCCAAGACAAGTTGGTGGGATTGAAGCTTCGTAAAAGATAAATAATTTACCCCAGAGTTTATCTCTGATAGCGTAACCTTAAACGGGTTACGCTTTTTTGTGCAATAAAAAACCCCCTCGATTTGAGGGGGCTTTGTTTTAATTATAAGTGTTTGTTTTTTAACCTTAAGGAGCTGGTGCAACGAAGTTGTAAGCGCCAAACGGATTAACGGTGTTTTTTCCAGATAGATAAATATTATTAACATTATCATCTGGTCCACCAACAGATAGGGAGAACGATAGATCAACAGTCTTATTTGGGCCGACGCTAGAACTAATCGATTCACTATCAAGCTTAAGATTGGTCATTCTAAATGATGACATCGGAGTGGAGGATGAGTCGAAGTCTCTAAACGTGAATTCCAAAGAAGGAATAAATTCGTCAGTATCAATGATTTGGCTAATTGTGAAGTCTTGAGTTTCTGAAACAATAGCCGAAACAGATAGGGTAGGAGTAATTGGGAAATCAACAACACGAGCGAAAGCAAATCGGCTACCAAGTCTATCAATTGCGGTTCTACCTAGAGGAATCGACATTGAGATACTTTGAATGTGGGAACCACCATCGTTAGCCAAATCAACTATTGTGTCGCCATCGGCGTTAGCGAGAGATAATACCATATCTCCTGGGCGCAAGGCTGAAGGAGCTACAACACCACTAGTGCCAGTACCTTGAGATGCTGGTGGTAAGACAACACCTAATATCTGTTCAGCCAATCGCGACCCATCTTCTGGGTCAATGCCTACTCCGTCGATTCCGCTAAATCCTTGCGCACCGCCAGTGACATTAGCAGTAGCATTCATATTAGTGCCTTCATAGGAGATGCTAACGGTTGGGATACTTCCGACAGAAGCTTCAAGACTATAGTCTGTCAAGAACGCATTACCAATACCTATAGTATTATAAGTATTATTTGTCGTGTTAAAGTTGGCGTCAAAACCTTCTGGAGCTGTCAGAATATAGAAATTTTGACCACTTGTTGAGGCAATTTGACCAGAAATGAAACCGACACTGTAGTCGGAATCATTGGCAAAACCAAGAGCCTGCTCATTGTAACCATCTCCGAGATAATAAGACGTGTCAAAAGACACGGTCGGAGACTCTAGGATAATAGCTTCAAGTCTAGCAAGCTGTCCGAATTGGTTAATGTCAGTTCTGCTGATATTAAATGAATAATTCGCGGATTGTACTCTGCGAAGTTGGGCGTGTTGGCCAGCGCCAGTAGAATTTACTGTTTGGCTTGCGAACAACGCGTCTGATTGATAAATAACTCTATTTTTGGCCATGATATTTTAGTATTGTTTACAGTTAAAAGTTTTAAATGTGAAATGTGAAGTGTGAAATTAAGAACGAGGCATCCTAACTGTAGAGACGTCAAAGTCTATGAAACCAACTTGGACATCACCTGGAGAATTATTTTGCGCTCTTTCTGAGAATTTTGATACGGTTACATCGTCGATGAAGTACTTATTACTACCATCATAAGAAGAAATTAAACCCGTGTAATTATAGTAATCGTTTTTTATGTCCCCGTATTCTGTTGTGGGATACATTGAAAAAGGTATTTTTACAATAGCTTTCCTAGATGAATCTGCGAAAATTGATAATACACCATCTAATTGATAAGAATTTTCAGCCAGAACAACCGCTCTTATTGTCGTCTTGGTAAGATCTTCCCCACCGAATGCAAAACCTTCGTTTCTCATGTATTCGCAATTCAAGAAAATTGCTGGGACCACTTGATCATATGGATCAATGGCTTCTGGGGTTTGTTGATATCTGCTATTTAACTCAAATTTATTTTCTAAAATTAAATCCTCTTCTGTTTCGTTGGTAAAGTACACGTTAAAGTCTTTAACCGCAAATTCCCCAGTTAAAACTTCATTACCAATTAAATTACCGCCAGTTTCTATAACCCTACCATTTTCAAAATCGAAAATCAAGTCATCTGTTCTGTCTAAGCCCACGAAAGACGTCGGAATGATTGGGTTTACTTCCCCAGTTATAGAGGAATCAGATACCCACTGTTTGTATGGGCTTGCAAAAACTTTATAGGAGCTAGGGAGCCTGGAATCTTCAAAACTATATAATGTACCAGTCTTATTAGAATAAGCCTCTCCTTTTTGTAGCAAATGGTTATCAAACCAAAGCAAAAAACTGGTCATTAATTCGTGCTGGTATTGAGGTTTCATATTTTTATGTTTTTAAATTTTTTTCTATATTCTTTTAAAAATTGAGAAATATAAGTTGTATTTTTAAACTTTACACCTTTTTTTCTAACTTGTTTTGCGGATTGAATACCAAGCCCAGATCTACTCGTATCCCTTTCTGTTTTTAAATAATAACCCAGTCCAGAAATTCCTGTTTCAATCCCTTTGACCCAACTCCTACCTGGTGACCAGGGCATAGGGGTGACATCAAAAATATCTTTAGCGTCTGGTATGTTTACGGCGAACTCAATCGAGTTGTTTGTAGTTCTGACAAATTCAAAATCAGTTTCGTATAGCAAGTCCTCTATGTCTCTTATTGGGTCAGAGCCTTTCTCAAAACCAATAAACGAAAAAAGGTTTGTTATACCATTAAGTGTGCCGCTTATATTTCGGGCCGCTGTCCCGCCATTAATTTCAAGAGTAACTGGGTGATTCATGAAATCCGCAATCATTTCATTTTTAATTTTTTGAAACGCTTTTTGAAATCTTTTTTGAACATTCAATTTAACCGCTGCTGGAGCCTTCCTTATTAATTCTGATTTTACTTTAGTGGAAAGAGACATTATTCTTCAATTGGGGATAGGTAAAAATGATAATACTGAGGCCCGAAGATGCCTGTTGGGTTTCCTTTGCTACTTATTGTATATTTTCTACCCTCAAACTCGCAGCGTTTTGCTTCTTTTAAGATTGTAAAGCCAGGAAGGTCTACAGTAATTCTTACCAAGCCATCTATATATTCAATACCCAATTGAGATGCTGAGGAGGTATTAAATACATCTTTGTCTGCATTAATATATTTTATTCTAGCATTTATTGTGTGGGAGATAACTGTTCTTTGTGTTGTACTCTCCCCGCCAGATGTCCTGCCATAAATTCCGTTAAACTGAGAGCTAGAAGCTATTAAAACTTTCTCCCCCTCTTCATAAACAGTAATATCTCTAGCGAATGTTTCGTGGATATCATCTATTATGTCTTTAATTGTATTTTTTTGCGATTCAGATATTAAAGAGGTGGGCATATCTATTATTACACTATTTTAGTGTAATGTGTAGTAGGGATAAGGATTATTATGATTGCAAAGGAGTTTTTAAATGATCGATCAGGTCATCATATTAGGTTTCTGTTTAAATCTTTTTTACAAGTTTTAGAGGAGATGCAAGCAGTTCACGAAATTAATTTTGAGAAGCTTTATGACAGCTTGCCAAAAGAAAACCATTCGTTAATCGAAATGGCTGATTATTTTGATGATGAATATTATGAAATTTATAGAAAAAGAGTTCTTGACATTGGAAATTCTGTTTTGCGAGATTATAATAGTGAGTTAGATAATCTAACGGTAGAATTTAGGTTTAAAAATTAATTATGTCAAAAAAAAGCATTTACGAGTTTACGGAAACAAAGTCTGAAAAGCAGGCTATTGAAAAAAAGAGAAAAAATAAAAACGGGGAAGAAGAGACTGTTATTTCAAACAAAACTGTCAAAGTGCCAGTTAAATTTGTTATAGAAAAACCTACCAGACGTATGGCTGATGATGCAGAAGTATATTATTCTGTACAGTTAAGCAAGGCTATTAAAATGGGCATTGTCACAAAAGCTATGCTTGTGAAGAAATATGCAGATAATGGAGGGGCTTTATCAGACGATGAATCTAAAGAGCTGCTTCAATCTTTGAAGAAGTTAAATGATATGGAGACCGAATTTCAGTTGATTAAGGCTCTTGATGACCCAAAAGAAAAAGATAAGGCAGACAAGTTAGAGTTAAAGATTAATTCTCTCAGAAGAGACTTGGTCAACCTAGAAACATCTTTGCAAACCGTTTATCAGCACACAGCAGACGCAAAAGCTGAGAGAGAAACTCTTTTGTGGTATGTTATTAATCTATCTAAGGTGGTTAATAAAGACGACGAAAACGAATCTTTTTTTAGTGGTGTTGATTTTGAAGAAAAGCTTGAGGATTTTTATGCTAAATATGAAGAAGAAGGTGGGTTTTACTATGACGCTGTCATTAAGTTATCTAAAATTATCGGTTACTGGTTTTTCTCGCAAGATGCTACCAGCGATGATATAGATAAGTTTTTGAAGCAGGATGGATAGTGATTTAGATTTAGATATAATATCTGAAATATTACAGGGGGTTTCTGTAATCAATAGTTCTTTTGGTCCTTTATACTTTAAGCATTTATTGCAACACGAGCAAAGGGATATTATATCAAAAACCTCTCTTCTACATGGGGAAGCTGTTTCTAAGGGTTTGCAAACCGAGGAGGAAGCGTTAGCTGACAGCATACACCAAGAAATGTGGACTCAAGAAGAGGAGGATTTGATAAAAAAATATGAATCAGAGGTTAAATCTTTAAATAATGTTTATTCTCAAATTGTGTTGCCATCGCAAAAGAAAAAGATGGTAAAAGAAATAGAAGACAAAAATGTTTTAATAAATAATATGCGCTCGGATCGGTCTGGTATTTTGGGCTTAACCTGTGAAAAATATGTTAACAACGCTATACAAAAAATAATAGTCGAAAGCATGTTGTTTTACGATAAAGAATATAAAAATCCAGTATTTGATAGTCTTTATATAAACGAACAAACCAAAGAGATACAGATGTATGTATTTCAGAAAGATTTCTTTTCAAAATTTCAAGATAAAAATATTTCAAAAGCGGTACTCAGCGGCCATTTTTCTTTATATCTTCCATTTTGCGAAGATGTAATAGGTGTATTTGGCCAACCCTTAAAAAATTTAACCAACTTCCAATTGAAGTTGATATCTTATGCTAGGTATTTTTTGAGTATTTTTAAAAACTCTTCAGAGAAAATTCCAGAAAACGTAGCCAAAGATCCAGATCTTTTAATTGGTTTTTATGAAAACCAACACGGTGATTCTAGAAAAGTTGATCATAGCGGCAGAGAGGGGGCCTCAACTTATTTTGGTGCAGACAAAGAAGATATAGAATTATTAAAGAAAAATGGCGAAACCGTTGTCGATTTATCGAAAGAAATAAAGAAAAAAGGCGGATCGCTGAATATGAAAGAAATGATGGCTCTACACGGAAATTAAGTGTAAAACCATTATATGGCTAGGGAAAAAATAGGAATAGAATTTGATCCAGTAATCACCGCTAAGGTTGATGCTGCTTTGTCAAACATCAAATCCAAGGCTAAGCAAGTTGATTTTAGCGGTGGAGCAGCGTCACTTAATAAATTAACTAGACCGTTAGGTAAAATAACTGGCCAAGCTGACGAATTTAGAAAGTCGTTAGAGGCGTCAAATGCGCGTGTCCTAGCTTTCGGTGCTTCTGTTGCTGTTATAAATAAATTATCTCAAGCTTTTGGCGCTCTCGTCTCAAATACGATCAAGGTCGAGGCTACTTTTGCAAAAATTAATACTATTCTTGGTGGCACTGAGAAGCAAATCAAACAATTTGGTTCTGGTATATTCGATGTAGCTAAAAATACTGGCACAGCTTTTGATCAAGTTGCTGAAGGCGCTCTAGAATTAGCTCGTCAAGGTTTAAGTGTTGAGCAATCACTAGAAAGAGTTTCTGTCGCTTTAAAATTAGTCCGTGTGGCTGGCATAGATTCTCAGAAAGCTGTTTCTGGAATAACCGCTGCGTTTAAGGGTTTTGAAGGTTCTGGCTTAACTGTAGCCCAAATTGGTGATAGACTTTCTCAAGTAGATACCAAGTTTGCTACATCCACCGAAAGTTTGATAGAAGGTTTGAAAAGATCTTCATCTTCAGCTAGAGCTGCTGGCGTTTCTTTTAATGAGTTACTTGCTATCGTAACAACTGTTGAAGAAAGAACTCAGAGAGGTGGAGCTGTTATTGGTAATGCTTTCAAGACCATTTTTACTAGAACCAAAAGAGCGGATGTTTTATCAACTTTCGACGAATTAGGTATAGCTGTTTTAGATTCGGAAAAAAAGATCCGCCCGTTTATACCACTAATGGAAGACTTAAAGAAAAAAGTCGAAGAGTTGGGTGGCGTAAAAAGTTTAGAAGGCTCTGCTATTTTAGAAAAAGTAGCTGGAGCTAGACAGATAGAAAATTTACTTACTCTTTTCGAAGATTTAGGTAATGAAGGCAGCAAATTTACTCAAGTTTTAGAAGTAATAGGTGGCTCTGTTGGTAGTTTAGATGCGAAAAATGAAGCTTTAAATGTAACTTTAGAAGCTTTAATTAACAATGTAAAAATCTCTGCTCAAGAATTTTCTTCTATATTGGGGGATATTGGTTTTGCTGATGCAGCCAAAGACCTCTTAAGAACCGTTTCGGGTGCTATTGAAAAGATTTCAACTTTACTCCAAGGGGATTCTGTTGGATCTAAATTCGCTAAAGGTATAGTTTCTGGCATCGGGGCTGTATTAACTGGTCCTGGTTTAGCTTTAGTCGGAGCTATATTTGTTAAATTATTTGTTGATTTAACGAAGTTTGGTGTGACTTCTTTGAAATCTCTTTTAGGGGTAAACAAAGCGGCTCAACAACAAAGTATTTTACAAAAATCTATTCTTCAAACTCTTTTACAAAACGAAGATATACAAAGAAGAGTTTTATCTCTAAGTGGAGATAAAGCTGCTCAAGAATTAGCTTTATTAAAAATTTATAATCAGCAAGCAGCATCACTTGCAAGAGTTCAACAAGTAGCCGCCACGGTTACTCCAGCGCTATTTGGGGCTGGTTTAAGAGGTGGAGAATCTGGCGTTAGAAAGCCAGGCGGTAGAGCTGCTGATGGATATGTGAGTGCTGAATCTCGTGATGTTTCTCGCGGGGTGGGTGGTGCGCCATCTAGCTCTAAAGTCGTTTCAATTCCAAATTTTGCTTTTGGTGGCGGTAAGCGGGGAACGATGGTAGCTAATAGTAGCGAATATTTTGTACCAAATTATGCTGGTGGTGGGGATGCTATTTTTAATCGCAATATGGTTAGAACAATGGGTCTACCTTCTGGTGCTAAAAAAATAAATGCTGCTGGTGGTTTTATCCCGAATTTTGCTAAAAAACAACAAAAGTCCAACGGAAAGCCTCCTATATATAATTCAAAATATGCTATGGTTGTGCCGATTCCAGGCGGAAGTCCAAGGCAAACCGCCCTTGCTAAAAGTGGGCAGTCATACCAGTTTGATGTGTTTGGTTATTCAAAAACCAATTTAAAATCAAAAAATCAAGATGAGCTTATAAAAGATGTAAAAGATTTTGGGATAAATTTGGCCACAAGGGAAGCTCTTACTATGACTAATGGCGAACCAACCCCTGAATCAAAAACGAAATTGGGTAATGCTGGGTCCGTTTCTTCTTTGGCTGGAGTTATATTTGAGGCAGCTATAAGTTCTCTTTTAAAGTCTCCTGAATTTGATGGGGGGCAAACAGCAACGTTTGACTTTATAGGAGATAGAGCCATTGAAGATTTAAGTGGCTTGTTCCCATCTTTAACAGATCAAAAATTTGTAGAAGCTAAAATTGGTATCAGTCCAGATATCAATAAAAGTATGGCCAACAAAATAGAGAAGTTTAGTGGCGGCGGCAATAGAATATCAAAAGATGCTTCAGGAGAAATAAAAGCAGCAAAAGTTCGGGCTGGAGGAGTGTTTAGTGCAAGCGGCCAGAAAAAAGAATTTGGCCCTACAAAACGATCATCTAGGGGTTTTATCCCTAATTTTGCTGGAGATGGATTTTTAAATAAGACGGTTACTACCGCTCTTGAGGATGCTATATCAAGAGAAAAAGCCGCAGGACTTTCTGTTAATCAAATAAGAATAAACCAAAGTGGCAAGCTTCGCAATTCAAGGAACCCACAAGGATTGGCCGTCACAAACACCAGAGACGAACCAACAGGAAGAATCCCTAGCGGTAGATCGGCTGGCGGTTTTATACCAAATTTTGCTTCACCAAACGATAGTCCTGAAAAAAGCCTAGAAAGAGTGGCTAAATCTGGAGATAAACTTAATAAGTCTAATACAAACCAGCTGGGTACAATACTAGCGCTGCAAACCGTTTCTTATGGTTTGAGTAGTGCGTTTGGTACAATTACAGACGAATCTAGCGGTTTTGCAAGAAGACTATCTGATGCCGCTGACGCTACTCAGGTATTTATTACCGCACTAATATCACTACAAACAGTTGGATTACTTGGTGGCGACGCTAAAGCCGCATTTGCTAAAATAGCTAGCAGTCTTTTGGGTGTCGGAAGACTCAAAAGTGGAGCAAAAGCTTTGAAGGCTGGGTTTGGTGCAGGCAAGGCAGCAGCTGCGACAGGCGTAGGTAAAGGGGGCATAGATTTGGCGGCGGGTGTATTCTCTAAAAAAGCCACATCAACAGCAGGCGCAGGTGTTCTTAAAACTTTATTTAAAGTCGGTGCAGGTTTTTCTAGGTTTTTGCCAGTTATAGGACCTTTGATTTTAGGTTTTACAGCTCTTAATGGTTTGATTAAAGTCGCTACTGGTACAAGTGGTATTGGATTAATAACTAGTGCTTTTGGTAAATCAGCTAAAGCTGCGGAAAGAGAGGCGGCTGCTAGAGCAAAAAATACAACATTCCTAGAAAAAGCCGCTGCAGCTGGCGATATAGAAGAAAAACAAAAGCAAAAAGCAGCAGCGCAAAAACAAATTGATCGTGGCAGCACTAAATTAGAAAGGCTTAAAGAAAGGGAGACTTCTTTAAATGCGGTTCTTGGTAAAGGTAAATCAGGTCGCCTCACTGGCAAAGATTTGACTCAACAAAGGAGCGATGCTGGGTTGACAGTAGGGGAGAGTGCTAACACGAGACTTAGAGAAACACAAGAAGAAATAAGCCGCATCCAAGAAAGGTTGGATGTTCTTAATAAAGCAAAAATAGCTCTAGATATAGGGATAGATGCGTCTGTTCTGGGATCATATGATGCGGCAACTGATAAGGTTCTTTCTATCCGTGATCTTTTTAACGATATCAAATCTTCAGCTCAAGAATCTTTTCTGAATTCAGAAGCTAACCAACAAGCAGATCAATTAGCGAATACATTTAGACAAGCGCTAACAACAAACCAAACACTTAAAACAGTTTTATCTCTTCAAAATGACGAGTTGAAGGCTCAGGCAGATTTTATAAATAACACACAAAAAAATCTCAACGACGTTAAAGATACAGTGTTAGACACAATAACAGGTCTTGACGAACAAAACCAGATTGAAGCGGAGTTGGCGGCGAAATTCAAAGCAGCTTTAGAATCAGCGACAGATACACAGGGTATCCAAGAAGCTGTAAACCTCCTCAAAAAAGATGAAGTTGGTTTGGCTACTCAATTAACCGTCGAACTGGATAGCCAAATAGGGGGTTATCAAAGAGCTAATGTAGAGGCGGCAGCTCTACTTGCTGCAGAAGAAGAAAGGTTAAAAACCCAAAGAAACATAACTCTAGAGCAGTTAAAAAGACAGACCGTAGAAACCAAAGTGGAGGTTGATAGGGTTGTAGCAAAAAAACAAGGTAGAAATACTAGCGAGATATCTCAAATTACCTCCCAGGCTAAGCTGAATGATTTATTAAAAGAGAAGGATGATTTAATTTTAGAAGGAGTCATGCTTACTCTAAAGCAAAACAATCTTAATTCAAAGATATCTTCCGAGGCTAAGGCTTTGCTAGCAATAAATCAAGAGGGTTTAAAGGTTGTTGAAAATAAACTTTTTATTGCACAAACGAACTCTGATATTTTAAAAGGCGATGTTGCACTTAACGCAACTTTAGTAAGCCTACAATCAACCCAAACCGCTAATTCTAATATAAGAAATTTAGCAAACGCTAAAGCTAATGGTTTGTTAGACCAACAGATAGCAAATTCCGCCATACTGACATCGGCACAGTTGAGGACTCTGGAGCTTAAAAAGCAAGAATTATCATTCGGTGAACAACAAGCAGATATTGAAGACAAAAAGGAGGTTATAAGTCAAAAACTAGCGAGCGCCAACTTGACACAGACGTCATTAACTAATGAGCAAATTAAAGCGCTGGAAGATCAATTGTCTGTGCTAGAAAACCAATCAGATGTGTTGGAAGTGAACCTCGAAACAGTGAGAAACATAAAAAATGAAGCGGACAACGTCAATTTTACAAAAGGTTTAAATATTGGTCTCGCATCTCTAAAAGATAAGGTAGACAACTTTAAACTCGAACTAGGGACAGAGGTCCCATTAAAATTCTCAGAGAATTTAGGAACAGCATTAATTGATGCTGTAAGCGGGGCCAAAGATTTAGATGATGCTTTATCCGATGCTGGAAGAAATTTCTTAGGCTACATGAGGGATGCGTTTTTACAACAAGCAGCAGCTCAAGCTACCACGGGTTTATTTGATGGCGTGAAAAAAGTCAGTGGTGGAATTAAAGATATTTTTGGTATCGGATCTCCCTCATCCACATCTACGCCAGCAAATGGAGTTTCAGGAGGAACGGAAGCTGCAAAATCAGGCGCAGAGGCTGGC